AGCCGGAGTACGTTGAAATCGCAGAAAAGCGGATTGCGCATTACAGGTTGCCGATATTGGAGGATGTGAATGCCAATCTATGTATATCAATGTGACAAGTGCAAAGTAAAGACAGAAGTATATCAATCGTATTCAGAAGAAAGTCTTCGTGTATGTCCTGTGTGCGAGCAAGAGGGGTTGAGGAAAGTGTACAATCCAATGCCAGTGCACTACTTAGGCAAGGGGTTTTACAGTACAGACAATAAAGCAGAGTGAGTATATGCAATAGCTTTGGGGGAAACTATCCAATAACTTTGGGGTATCGACCATAGTCGATAAGATTGGTGAACCAGCTTACTTTATCGGTTATAGTCGATAACAGGCTCCATCAGTTGGCAAAGTTCTCGGTATAGTGTATAATGCGAAATACGTATAATCTTTGCGGAGGGTTCACTATGGAAGAAGAAGAAGTCAAGAAAGTAATAAAGAGGGATTCCAACGGGAGGTTTCTGCCTGGCACTGCTGGGTTCACTGGCAAAAGGAGTGAGCATGGCAAGGGCAAATATCTCACAGACATTATCAAGCTGAAGTTTGGTGAGGAGTTAGAGGTCTGGGTAGATGAGTATGCGACTACCAGACTACAGCGCAGAGAGATTATGGCAGATGCCTTAGCGCAGCTAATCTCCACTGGTGAAATCAAGTTGCCAGACCGCTACCGTAATGGCAAGCATATCAGAGGCAAACTCTATTCTTATAACAAAGAGGAGTACCTAAGCCACTTGCTCAAGGTGCTGCGCTATGTAGAGCCGCCTGTACAGCAGGTAGAGCTTTCTGGCGGTGTAGACGGGGTAGTCTTTGACAATGAGTTCTTTGACCAGGCGCTGGAGCAAGTCCAGTCTGAGATAGAGGACAAGGAACCTGACGAGGGAGAGCTTGACTGAGCAGAATTTTATATCCTGGTCTAATCTGCTGAACTTCACAGACAGACAGAAAGAGGCATATAAGTCGCTGTTCAATCATACCTTCACCCTTTACGGTGGCGCTCGCGGCGGTGGCAAGAGCTACTTTCTCCGCTGGGGTATGATTTCCTGGATTATCCACCAAGCAAAGATAGGACATCCAGGCATTGTAGGCGGCTTGTTCAGCTCGACTTATACCAACCTGAAAGACAGACAGATTAGCAAAATCGCCGCTGAGTTCCCTCCCTGGCTCGGCACACTGAAAGAAAATAAGACGCTGGGTTTAGCGTTTTATTTAGACGAGAAATTCGGTGGGGGCGCTCTGACACTTAGGAACCTTGACGAGTCTACCAAATATAAATCAGCAGAGTTCGGCATCATTGGTGTCGATGAACTCACAGAACACAATGTCGACACGTTCAATATTCTTATCGGCTCACTGCGTTGGGCTGGTCTCAAGAAACCGCCCTTTGTCGCAGGCAGCAACCCAGATGGTATTGGCAACGAGTGGGTAAAAAACTACTTTATCAAACATGAGTACCCTAACGAGTTGCAACCGCTATCTGATGAGTTCAACTTTGTGCCTGCCTTACCCACCGATAACCCTCATCTTGACCAGAGCTATTACATTATGCTGAACTCCTTACCGGAAGACTTGCGTAGAGCCTGGCTCCTGGGCGACTGGGATGTCTTCAAAGGGCTGGCGTTCAAGAACTTCAGCAAGCAGAAGCATGTGATAGAACCGTTTGATATCCCCGACTACTGGACGCGCATTGTCGGAATTGACTCTGGCTACCGCGCTCCCTTCTGTGCTCTGTTCGGCGCACGTAATCCAGACAATGGTAGAGTGGTTGTCTATAAAGAGATATATGAAACCGAGCTTACGGATAGACAACAAGCTCGTAGAATCCTTGACTTGTCGGATGAGTATGAGCTGAGAGCTACCAGATATGCAGACCCTGCTATGTGGACACGTAGAACCCAGGAATATATCACCAGCTCGGCTGAGGTATTCGGTCAAAACGGCTGCTTTATTCGCAGGGGCGACAACGAACGGTTAGGCGGTAAGCGTAAAGTAGATAGATTACTGAATAACCTTGAGGATGGACAGCCTGGATTGCTTATCTTTGAGACCTGCCCTAACCTTATCAAGCAGCTGAGTCAGCTCGTGTACGACGCCAATCACGATGAGGATGTAAATACTCGCATGGAAGACCACGCTTATGACGCATTGAGATATATGCTTACCACAATCAGGGACTATAAGAAGTCTGCCCCTGCCAGAATACAGAAGTCACCCTTCTTGAGTTTGGATAGGATATGAAATATAACATTATATATGCTGACCCTCCCTGGCTCTATGATAACAGGAAAGATTGTGACCCAAAAATGGGAGGCATTACATATCCGGTTATGGAACTGGAAGAGATTGCGGCATTGCCAGTCCAAAGCATTAGTGCAAATGACTGCTCTTTATTTCTCTGGGCGACTATGCCTAAATTGAAAGAGGCGCTGTACGTGATAGAGAAATGGGGGTTCACTTATACTACTTGCGCTTTCACCTGGGTAAAACTGAATCCATCAGGAGAGGGCATATACTCTGGGCTAGGGTACTGGACTAATGGCAACGCGGAATTATGCTTATTCGCTAAGAGAGGCGCTCCTAAACGCCTAAACAAGAATGTAAAACAAATACAAATTTACCCTAGAGGGCGGCACTCACAGAAACCGCCAGAGATAAGAGGCGAAATTCTGAAGCTCGTTGGCGATTTACCAAGAATAGAATTGTTCGCTAGACAAAAGACCGACGGCTGGGATGCCTGGGGAAACGAAGTATTATCAGATATAGACTTGCTGGAGACAAAATGATAGAACTAAAAGACGCTAAACAACACGGTTCAGAACTAATCCAGACCAGCTGGAGCCTGCACAAGATGCAGTTTGAGATGGACGACATGATTAATATGGATTGGAAGGGTAAACCGAGCGACCCAAACCTCAAATTTACCACCTCTCCTGATGCCAGGAACCAGTATCTTGGCGCATTGCGCTTGCTTACAGCGTCTGACCCTATCATTAAGGTGCCTTATGATATGAATGACAGCTCGGCAAAGGACTATGCGGACAGTATCGAGAAGATATGCAAGGCAATCTGGTATCATAGCGGTAGAATCCTGCAGAAACCAATCCATTATGAGCTGGTAGCGTCCCTTTTGCGCTACGGACAGTTCCATTTGAGCATCACAGACACCGATGACCTCTTAGAAATTGCTACAAAGCGCGATTCTGGCGCTTCTAAGGCAAGAAAACAGCGCTATGAGCAGTTTTCCAGGGTCACACCATACATTTTCCAGCCTCTTGACCCAAAATGCGGCAATGCAGAGTTTGACTCCTTCGGTTTGACCGCTTATTACAGGGAACAAGCGATGACCTACGGCGAAATCGCTTCAAAGTTCGGCGAAATCGCCAAGTATAAGGATAAACGCACCACAGATACTGTAGTTTACAAGGATTACTGGAACCTTGACGTGCATTATGCCTGGATTGACGAAGATGATGAGCCTCTTATCGGTTATGAGAACAACGGCAAGCATAATCTCCCCTGTATCCCCATTGTTGTACAGGGCGCAGAGGGCAGTCTGCTCCACGACGAGCCTGAGTATCAGTATCAACCTCTTTTGTACGGTGTCTGGAAGGGCGAACTCTGGGATAGACATAACCTGGAGTTGACCGCTATCTATTCCAACCTGTTTGCCGTAGCCAGCAACGCGATGTTCGTTCACGAGCGCTCTGACCCAGACAGTAAGATTGAAGTCGACTTTGATAACGTAGGCGGCATCATCCACCTGAACCCAGGGGATAAGTTCTCACCATTGCAGAGAGACGTGCTCAATAAGGATATGCTCTACGGTATGGAAGTCATTGAGCGAATGATTGAAGAGAGTACCCTGTATAAGCAGGTATTCGGACAATCACCTAACACCCGGATGGCGTACTCTGCTATCTCCCTGCTATCACAATCGGGGCAACTACCCCTGATTGCCACGCAGAGGGCGGGCGGC